CTCCCTCTCCGAGCGCATAAGAGCTCCAGTCCCTATTCCGCCAGCAGGCAACAGCCTGCCGGTGAAAGAGTTTCCAGAAGCTCTTAAGCGCCCAGCTCAATTCGAGACCATCGACGAGATTCAGCCAGCGCAGTAGCGCCCGCTTCATCTCAGGATCCGCGCCAAAGGCTGCGATATCCCACGGAAGCCCCATTACTGAGGCGAAGCCCCCCGAATTCGGGGAAGCTTTCCGTATCAGTGGAATCAAACGCGGATCTAGAGTCTTAGAAGGATCCAACTTCAGGTCGTCTTTGGTAGTTAACCGAAGACGCCGATAGAAGTCGGGTATCCACAGGACCCAACCCTCACGAAACTTGGAGATATCAATCCCCGGTTTCGTGATCGTGTTGATCTTCAGAGCACCTTTGAACTCTATCACCCGATAGAGCCCAAAGAGAGACATCCAGAAACCAATGATTTTCACATCACCCTTAGCGATAAGGGCACGATGTTGCGGATTGATGATCCGTGGAATCCCCGAACGAGTCCGAGACACGTTCGCGCCAAGATCCCAAGGGCTTTTGGCCACCATCCCTCCTGCCACCTGCTGTAACAGCACGTGGCAGGCCTTCAGGTAAACCGCCAGTCCCTTAGAACCTCGGGTTCGTAGAATACGTCTAACGTTCTTGGCGTATCCCCAAGTAACCTTCACCAAAGAGCTGCTTAATTGCCCAAAGACTAACGGGATCACTCGAATGAGCATTCCCGCTAGTTTTACTTCTGCTTTTACACAGAAGGACCAAGTTAAAGTGTGCGGCACCAGGCGCCCATAAAGGGTTCTGATGTTTCGCATTTCATTATTTCTTAATAGTGAAGCTTTTTTTGGCCGCTTTAACTCTTCAGTTTACCACTCCCTCCTGGGAAGGGTGGGCTGCAGGTCGCGTTAGCACGCTCCCGGGACGGTTCCCGGTTAGGGTTACTCTTCCCAATATCAAGCTCAACGGAGCCCCCTAGGATTGCTCCTAGTTTTCTTCGATCGACGACCGAATTCCATCTATATCGCTATAGACAACTTCGTTGTTGGCTCTTTTACTGGAAGAGGACCCCAGACATTGTTTGGGATCCGATGCCGTAGAGTTTTAGTTACCTAGATGGAAGGATCTGGCTAAGCTTTAACCAGAATCCCCTGCTCTTTCGAGGAACGACCTTGGGTCGCTCCCTCCAGTCTCCCTTTCGGGTCTAACTGGAGGCAAGGTTACTCCCTTGCGGATCCTTCATTGTTGGATCCCTTATCACTAAGGGATCTACTTGTTCCTTCCCCAAAAGGCCGGGTAGGCCTAATGGTTACCATTTCGCATGGCATTACTGCCATGCCTCCCCAAGGTAGAAGGAAGATTCTACGACAGCCAAACAATGCTGCCATGGGGGAATCCATTCTCTTACCTCATCCAAGCAGCGCTCAGATAAGCACGCATAGTCGATCTAACGACCACACTGCAAGAGAAAGGATTACCTACTCTTCGCAGTCGTGCGGTT